GTCGCTCGCGATTACGTCCAGGAAATTACCAATCGGAAGCTGGTTACACAGACGATTGATTACAAGCTCGACCAATGGCCGAAGGATGAGCATATCGCTCTTCCCTACGGCAATTTACAGACGGTAACGCATGTCAAATACGTTGATGTCGATAACTCAACCGCTACCCTAAGCTCTACGGCCTACAGCCTCGACACCGTTTCGTATAAGGGACGGGTTGTGCTGGGCTATGGCGACGATTGGCCAACCGCGACCTTGCACCCGAATAATCCGATTACGGTGCGGTTTACGTGCGGCTATGGTCTTTCTTCACAGGTCCCGAGCCCGATCAAGCAAGCAATGAAACTGCTTATTTCTGATCTTTATGAGAACCGGGAGCCGGTGATTCTTGGCCAGGGACTGGATATGGTGGAAACCAAAGTTGTGCGGCGGCTGCTTGCCCCCTACCGAATCTGGGAGGAGCAATGAGGGCAGGTAAGCATCGACACCGGATCACCTTTCAACAGAAGAAGACGACCAAGAATACACGCGGCGAGAAGGTGATTTCATGGGTTGATTACGTCAACGTTTGGGCTTCTATAAAGCCGATCCGTGGGAAAGAAATTTGGCATGCAAATCAGATTAAGGCGACAACCAGCCATGAGATTGAAATCCGCTATTTGCACGGGCAAACTTTTACTTCTGACATGCGAATCATTTACGGTAGCCGGATTTTTCAGATTGATGGCTTCGTGAACATAGAAGAGCGCAACATCAAATACATCTTTCTCTGTACCGAGGTGTTGTAATGGCGGGCAAGGCGCCGGGCGTAAGCATATCGATGGAATTGAGCGAGAACAGCCGCCGGCTGCTCCGCGACTTCCACAAGCTGCTTACGCCGGGAGAAATTGATTTTGCCGCCGCTAAGGGTGCCGAGGTGTTACGGGATGCGGCGATTGATCACGCTCCGCACGGCGACAAGACGCATAGCAAAAATCCTGGGCGGTTAAAAAAGAATATCGTTGCTCGGGTGAGTAAACGCAAGCAGACCATTGATGCTTATGTGGGCGCAGTTTATGGGGCTGGTCATGCGCCCCATGCCCACCTGGTTGAATTCGGTACCAAAAAGAAGCGTCAAACAAACAAAGGCAAGCCGGCGGTTTTTGCAGGCTACGGCGCGAAAGAGGGGGAGATGATTAAAACCTTCGAGGTTGCCCCTATGCCTGCCGAGCCCTTTATGCAAAAAGCGATTGACGAAAAAACTGATGACGCTGTGCGCACTATTTCGCGAAACCTGACGCAGCGCATTCAATGGAAGCTTAACCGAAGGGCCAAATGACCCTCAAGGAAGCGCTATATAGCCGCTTGAGTGGTTATGCCGGGCTGTCGGCTCTGGTGAGCGACCGGATTTATCCTGGAGAGATTCCGCAGGATGATGATCTGCCGGCTGTGACCGTGCAGCGGATTTCCCGGCGCCGGCTGCGAACTTCTGGAACTGATCCAGACCTAAGTGCCTCTCGCTTCCGGGTACGATCCTGGGCGGAAACGGTGGCGGGTGCTGAAGAGATAGCGGTACAGGTGAAGGGGGCGTTGCAAGATTATACCGGGACCATGGGCGGCGCTGGCGGGGTGGTGGTGCAACGCAGCTTTTTCGATAACGAGGGCGATGAGCTGCCCCTTTATGATCCGGAAACCAAAAAGCTAACTGAGGGTATTTGGCAGGATTTTATCATCTGGGCTGAGGAATAAGCCCGGTTACATTGTTGCTGTTTTCCGCTTTGGCCGGCGGGAGACAAAAGAAACACCGAAAGGGCGCTATGCAGGAGCTTTCCGCATAGCGCCCTTTTTCTTTTTAGGGGGCCTCGCCATGGCGGAACTGATTTGGAAAGACTGCAAGCTGTACTTGGGGCAATACGACCTTACCGGGGCGCACAATGCCATCAACCTGAAGTATTCGGCCGAGATGAAGGACAACACCCATTATGGGGATGGCGGCCGGATGCGTAAAGCGGGACTCACCGATATCGAGCTGGCAAGCCAGGGCTATTACGACGGTGCTCAGGATGATGTCGATGAGGTCTTGATGACCAACCTGGCCGTTGCGGATACTCCCGTTTCCATTTGTCCCACAGACGGCACGGACGGCTCCCTCTGTTATTTCTTCAAGGGCACACAAGGGGTTTACACGCCATTCAACGCCGGGCAGATAGGCGAGCCCTTGATGTTCGATGTCAACGCAAATGGGGGTGGGCAACCGCTTGTCCGCGGTACCGTGCTCGGGACCGGAGCCAAAACCTCCACGCAAAACGGCACGGCTCGCAATCTCGGGGCCGTCGCTTCCGGCCAATACCTATGGGCGGTAGTTCACTGTACGGCGGCTAGTGCCGGCGACACGCTTGATCTCACTATCGAAAGCGATGCTGCCGAGAATTTTCTTTCCCCGACCACTCGCATCACATTTGCCCAAATTACCGCCGTAAGCTCAATATTTGTAACACAAGTCGCCGGGCCGATTACCGATACTTGGTGGCGTGCCGTCTGGACCATCGGCGGCGTTGACCCGTCGTTCACAATCATGACCGCAGTTGGAATTAAGTAGGAGGAATACGAGATGGCAGAAATAGTGTTTCAAAATCCAGCAGTAATCATCAACAACGTCAGCCTTACCGACCATGTGCGGTCAATGACCATCAACTATGAGGCCGAGTTAAAGGACATCACCGCAAGCGGCAGCAGCGGCCGGAAACGAAAGGCTGGGCTCAAAAACTGGACCGCGAGCATAGAGTTCAACCAGGACTACGCAGCCTCGAAGGTCGATGCCACCTTGTTTCCGTTGGTCGGCAATACAACGGCGGTGCCTTTTGTGGCCTTTCCCAATTCGTCCGCGGTGGGCGCCGGCAACCCGAAATTTAGCGGTAATTGCCACGTTGAAAG